CATGCGTCTTGGTGCTTTTGATTGTGATATATCAAAAGATTCATTGGCATTTGATCTTTATAAAAAGAAAACAATATCTGAAAGGCATAGGCACAGATATGAAGTTAATGACTCATTAATTGATGAAAAGTTTTACAAAGAAGGCTTTAGAATTACAGGAAGATATTTAGAGTCAAATTTAGTAGAAATCATTGAGTTAGATAAAGAAGTTCACCCTTTTTTTATTGCAACTCAAGCACATCCTGAGTTTAAAAGTAGGCTGACTGCACCGTCTCCTTTATTCTTAGGTTTAATTGAAGCTGCAAAAAAGAAAAAAGAAGTTAATATATAGTTTATGAATAATTTTAAAGAATTTATATTAAATGAGAATAAACAATTTTTTGCCACTCAATGTGGTGATATTTTAAATGCAATTCAAAACCTTGTAGAAGAAGCAGGTTATATAGGAGAAAGAAATCTCGTTAGATACAGTCAAAATATTGCTAACAATATTAGAAATTTAATTAAATCTAGCAGAATTAGTGATAATGATTTTAAAAATCATTTAAAGGAGCTTCAGAAAATAGCAGCTTCAATATTAAAATCAATAGAAGAATCATCTGGATTGTTAGATATAATTAAATCTGCAAAGGCATCTTTGGAAGAACTTGTTGAAAAACTTGGTGTGCCAATTAATAATATTGGAATACCAGAAAAAGAATCTACGGCTAAAGAAACAGAATAAACAATGTGTGGAATAAGTGGATTTATTGGAAATTCAAACAACAAGTCTTTGTCGTTTGAATTATTAAGTAATTTATTTAATAATTTACAAACCAGAGGAAAAGATGCTTCTGGTTATTATGCTTGCTCTAACAATAATGAAATTTACTATCACAAGCAAAAAGGCGAATCTTCAAAAATTATTAATTCTAAAGAATGGCATAAATTACAAGATTTAAATTTTAATTTATTTTTACTGCACACAAGAAGAACATCATCTAATTCAGGTTCTTCGGATAATAATGAAAACAATCATCCTTTTGTAGCTAAAGATAAGAGTACGGCTTTAGTTCACAATGGAATTATCAATGACCAAGATTTTAAAAAATTAAAATCTTTTTTAAATGTAAACTCTGACTGTGATTCCGAAATATTATTAAGTTTTTTATTGAAAAAAGAATTTGAAAACGAAGAGTATTTTTACAAAAGACTGGAAAGATTAAATGAACTTTTATTTTTTATTAAAAATAGCGAATACGCCTTTGCTTTTTCTGATTTATTAAAAAATAAAATTAGTTTGTGGTTGGTTAAAAATGATAAAAGACCATTGTATATTATTGATTTAAAAGAATCTTTGAATCAATATTTTTTTGTATCAACAATAGAAATCTGGCAAGATTCAATAAGTAGTATTAAAAATATTAATAAACTACTTGGAAATTATAATATAATAAATATGCCTGAGTTTTCTATTTTAAATTTAACTTACGAAAATTCAATTTTTAATAAAATAGGATTTCGTTTTAATAATTATGAATTTAAAGAAAAAGAATTTTTCTGCTAGGAGGCAAATGAATGAAGATTGGGAAAATGATTATGAGGTTGATGATATTTTGAAAAATGAAAAAAAAACAAAAAAAGTAAATGGAAATAGCAAAGGCAAAAGAACTGAAAGGTCTTTGGCTAACATTTTAAATAAAAGATTCACTAGTGGGTTTAGTCGCACAGTGGGTTCTGGAAATCGGTGGGCACAAGTAAAAAACTTACCTCAACACGCAAAGGATACTTTGACAGGCGATTTATGCTGTCCTGAAGGATTTAAATTTGTAATTGAATCTAAAGGCGGTTATTCAAAAGTTGATTTAAACAACATATTTGACAAGGGAAACTCTGAACTAGATGAATTTATAGAGCAAGTTTCTAAAGATTCAGAAAGGTGTGAAAAAAAACCATTGTTAATATGGAAGAAAAATCACAAGCCTTGGCTTGCTTTTGTAAAGAGTCAGGATTTGGAAGGTGAGTATAAATATAAAATTATTTACAGAGATTGGGTTGTTGTGCCATTAAAAGAACTTCTTGAACTCCCAGATAGTTACTTTTTTTAATTATATATGATGCACATTAATAAAATAAAAAAAATACCAGTAATAATATGGATGTATCATACTAATTTATGGAATGAATTTTTAGAATTACTTATAAAAAACAAAAATTATGTATACCCAGTTGTTGGTTTACACAAGGACCATGATAATGAAATTATTGTAAAATCAATTAAAGAAAACTTTGATGAGTTTGATATTGATTATTATGATAATTATGGAAAAGATATAGGTCCATTTTTATTTCAAATACAAAAAATAGAATCTCCTTTTTTCATAAAAATACACTCTAAAAAGTGTAATTACTGGAGAAGATTGCTTGTGAATGATCTTTTAGGAGATGTTCTTTTTTCTAATATAAAAACTTTAATTTCAGATGTCAAAAATAATGATATTGGATTAATTGCTAATGGAATGTTTACAACAAGCAATAATGAATACACAAATAAAGAAAACATAAAACAAATTTGTAATATAATTAATATTGATTACAAAAAAATTAAAAATGGTAGGTTTCCTTGTGGGACTATGTTTATGAGCAGAACTTATATATTTAAGAAATATTTCAACTGTGATACTATGCCAGAAATTATAAAATTAATAAAAAATGAAACAGGCGATGTAAAAGATAAGGCATTTGGAACATTCACTCATGCACTTGAAAGAATATTTGGTTATATAATAACAAATGAAGGAATGAAAATAACTTCACCTAATTAATTTTTCATATATTTATTTTTAATTATAAACTTGTAATGATTGTCTATCGCTAATATAAACACTGTCGCCAAAATCAAGTTCAAACCACACATCATATATTGCTATGTCTAAATCTGTTGTATTGAGCATGTAATATCCGTATAGTTTTTCTCTGTAGTCCATGTCTGCTTTTTCTACAATCATTCTTAAATCTGTTTCACAAGGCAGACAAGTGCCAGTTCTTTGTTCAATACTAATCTTTAAATTGCCTCTAATGGCTAAATTTTCATAATATCTTTGAAGGTCAGTTCCCTTTGGCACATTTGGTGTTATTTGAGCAATTAGGTATTGCTTAGAGCCTTTGCGTAGCCTATTAGGTCTGAATTGGAATGAAAAATCATAAACAAGTGGAATCGGGGCAGTATAAAAAAGATCAGGATAAATTTGAAATACATTAGTTACATTTGCAGGTTCTTCTTCGTTTTCAAATATAACATTCCAAACATCAAAATAATAACCAATTGTGTAAGCTGGAGCAGAAGTTTTTAAATTTAAAAGATATTTTCCTATACTTTCTTTGGTTACATCTTCACCTTTTATTTTTTCAACTAAATAGCTTTCATTTGGATTTGTAATATCAGATGAAGTACTATTTACTTTGTATACATCAATGTAATTAATAGTTTTTATATCAGCAAAATTATTTGAATTATAAACAAATAGCCTAAGTTTAACATCATCTCCGACTACAGGATTTTGATATCTTTCTTTTATTGACATAGTTTATTTGCTCGCTTACTTATTTTTTCTTGCTTTGTTTTTTTGCTTCTTCATTTTCTTTATTTCTTTGTTCTATAAATCTTTCAATCATGAAAGATCTTTCATTAATAGGCATGGACATCACAGAAAATCTGTCCATGTGAAGATGATATTGAAAGAAAAATATTATTTCTGCTAAGTTTCTCCATAAAACTAGGCTTGGGTCACTTCCTTCTTCCGCCTTGGGAAGAAAAAATTTGTATCAAGAGGAAGATCAATTTCAAATTCTGCTAAACAACTTGGGCATCCCAAAGGAATTTTTGTATTTAAACCCCAATCTGGATCAGTTACAATTCCTCTTAAATAAGAAATATCCTGCATTGGAAGATTTTTTATAAGTGTTAATATTTCATTTTTGTCTTTTACATTTTCAATACTTTCAACTAATTGTGCCATGCGGAAAGTAATAGTATCATCTGCTGCCTGATCGCCAAATTTCTTAACTCTTTTTTCACGATGTTCTTGGATTTCATTTTCATCTTTACCAACAGACATACGATAGGTAAACGCAAATCCAGTTTTTGGTAACTTACCACGCAAATCCATGCCAGTATCACTAGGATTTTCTACTGGAATATTATTTAAATCAATTATAGTTGCAAATTTAGAACTACAATCAGGGCACTTTATTTCAACATCATAATCTGGTCCATAGCTAATACCACGAAGATAGATAAGCAAAAATGTGCGATCAATTGAAAGTAATTCTTGGGTTTTTATAGGCTCTTGAATACATCTTTGGAAAATCATGTCAATTGCTTGACCTTTTTTTACAAATCTTGGCGTTGCCAAAATTTGCTCTTCTTCTCCTGTCATTGGTCTAACATTAAGTTTTCCGTTAATTGGTCCATCTTCACCATTATAAAATCTACCAAGTGATGGAAGAGTAATCTCTTCATAAATAAAGGATTGTCCTTTTATAGCTTCAAGAAGATTTGCTAATTCCAAGCTTGCATTTCGTGGAATTACAATATTTGGCTTTACAGGACCAGAATTAACAGGATTACGATAATTACTATTATTGTTATTATTGAAAGGGCTATCGTCTTCGTTTGTCTGTTGTGCTTTTTGCATGGCTGCTGCAATTTGAGGAGGCATACGACCAGTAACACCAGGAATATTCATTACATCTTCTGGTCTTAAAGATTTAGGCTGTTGATTTTGTGGCTGAACATTCTGTCTTAATGGATGGTTATCTGGCAATGATTCAATATCTTCTTTAGAAAGGTTTGATGGTTGTGGTCTGTAAATATCTTCGGCCATTTTAATTTTGCTCCTAATTTTTAAAAATGTATAATATTATTATAATTATATCACGGAAAAAATTCAAATAAATATGATTTTTTTAAGCATAAATAATATAGAAGATTTAATATTTACTGATAAAAAAATACGAATTTTACTACCAAAATACAAATATCTATTTGATAGTTTCGATCTTTCTAAAGTAAGCCCAGCACTTAGGCAGCTTGGAATTAGATGTTTAAATGATTTTTTAAAACAAATAAAAGAAGAAGATTTAAAAATTATTGAAACTTATTTAAATCAAAAAGTAGAAGTAAATCAATTAATTTTAGATCTTGTTAAAAATTTAGAAACTAATGTTAATTATGCAGAGCTAGAATTGCCTGAATTTTACAATTGTATAGATTTTACAATCTATAGAAAAAAAGATGAATTGAAAATATCTTTGTGGAAGTAAAATTTAATCATATAATAAATTAAGACTTAACCAAAGGAAGTAATATGTATTTAGATAATAGTTTTGCGTTTTTTATCTTTGCTTTTGGATGCACAGGCATTACAAGTATTATTGTAGATGGAGAAATATTTAGACCATTTAGAGAATATTTGAAAGCCAAGGCCCCAGATTTTATAAGCAAATTATTAAGTTGCTATCAATGCTCTGGTTTTTGGGTTGGTATAATTTTTGGCGGATTGCTTTTTTGGAATGATTTTTATGTAGAAAGCATTCACGCTACTTTAGCTTTCATATTTCTTGCTGGTGGAACTTCTAGTGCCCTGAGTTATTTTTGGGCTTTATATCTAACATATTTAGAAGCAAATTCCTTAGTTAATTTAGATTCTGATCAAAACTTTGATAATTCTCAGGAAGATCAAAAAAATGGCTGATATTATTAGTTTGCTAGATGTAAAAAGAGCGTTGCGTGACAGTGAATTTAGAAAAGAACTTCCACCTTCATTATTAGATGATGTTCAAAAATTTTTAAATAATCCTGGTTGTGCTTGCAATGTTCCAATATATAGAAAAGTAATGAAATTTGGAGGAGAACAACTTAAAAAATACTTCTCAGAAAAAATACTTGTTACACCAGAAGAAGAAGAAGCAAAATTAGCAAAAAATAATTGGAGCGTTATAAACTGTAGTATTGGTGAACTAGAAGCAAGTTTAAAAAAATTAAACAAGGGAAGAAAACAAATAGCTATATCAAGATACGAAGATCAGGTTACTGTAATTGTAAACGAATTAGATATTTTATTTTAATTTAAAGATTGTTTGATTTTCTAATATTTTTTTACATGAATTTATCATTTTAATAGGATATTTTTTGTATTTTTCTGGTATTATAAACCAATCATCATTTATGTTTCTGCGTTCCCCAGCTATTATTGCATATTCGTAAAATTTCAAAGCTTGTTTAAAGCTTTTGTTTTCATACCAATAATCACCTATGAAGCACCAAAACTCTGCCATTTGTGGCATTTTTGCCAAGCAAGTAATAATATTTTGAATGATTTTATTTTTATCAATATTTTTGTACATTAAAACACTAGAAATATAAAATCTTATTAATATTTCGTTTTCTTCTTTAATATTTTTACTAAATAAAAATTTTTCTGCTTCGCAAATAAAATTATCATACTCTCCGTTAATTAATAAATTCATTGCTTTATAATAATTTATTTGATTGTTTAAAGGTTCTTTAACATGCCATTTATCAAGTATTTCTTTGTAATTTTTTCTTTTGCAATTTGTCGCATTTATAAAAATACCTTTATTTAATTCAAATGTCTGATCTTCTATGGATTCAAATACTTTATTAGAAAAAATAAACTTTTCTTTAAGGCATATTCTACTCTCTTTAACAATTGTTGAATCGTAAACAATAGATACTTTGTAATTTTTATTATCAATTAATGATTTAATTGATTTGGTAATTAAAACTTCTCCAACATTAATGCTAAAAAGTAAATTATTTGGTAAAATATAATTATTTTTGTTTCTTATTTTAGAATAATCATTATCCCATGAATTGTCTTTTATAATTACAATTGTTGGTTGTTCTTCTATGTCTTTTGGTAATGTTGATGTAGTAATAATATAAATATCATCAACTTCTTCATTTAAGGAAATTAAAGTTTTTTTTAAATCTATGTATTCTTCATCATGGAACAATATTACTGCTGTTATTTTCAATTTTATTATTCTCTATTATTTTGTTAAAAACATCAGCATGGTTCTTTAAATTGTTTTTTTCATAATAATCTTTTATTTCTGATAAATCTTTTAAACTAAAAGGATTATTGAAAATATTAATTAAATTATTGTAAAAATTATTAATCATTGTCAAAATTATTATTTTTATAATATTTTTCTTTTGTTCTAATAGGATAGCTGCTAGACATTGTTTTTTGATACATGTCACTTATTCTACGCTTTAATTCTTGGTAATTTCTAGCTGCTCTATATAATTGTTTAAAGTGATTCAAAATACAAGTAGTCAAGTAATTAAAAGCTTTACCCTTTGCAGGATCAAATTTTTCTGCTCTTTCAAAACAAATAACAACTCCTTCTTGAATAGAATCATCTTGGTCTATATGGCTAAATTTTGCGTATTTTACTATGTTCTCTGATAAGGTATAGAAAGCCTTTGCTAGTTCAGTTTGTGCTTCTAGATGGTTTTTTTGAGCTTCATGTGGTTGATTAAGCGGTATAAATAAAACTTTATCTTTATTCTTCTTCTTATGTATTTCTACATCTTCATGAAATATTTCATATTTTAATTTATTTTTTTTTGTTTCTTGAAAATCAATAATTAATTTTTCAAATGTTCTATTATTTAAATATTCATTGCTCATTAAGATAAAATAGTTTGTTTTTTATAATTTATACGATAAAATATTATATAACGAAAGGATAAATGTGATAAAAGATTTTATTGAAATTTTAGAGAGACAGGAACTTTTGCAAAAAATTGAAGATGCTGGATTTAAACAAATCATAGATACTTTACTTTTAAACGAAAATAAAGTTTATACAAAAAAAGGAAGGCTTAATAAAAGTGGTGCATGTAGGATTTTAAAGTGTAAACCAAAAGATTTAGAAGATTTGCTTAAGAAATTTCGTGATATTATTAATGCTAATCAATTTTTGGAAAAATAATATTTAGTCATTAAAATATGCTCTGTCATATTTTAATGACAATGATATATTTAAAATATCATTGCTACTCATGTCTAAATCATCAAAATTAATTTCTTCAGGATATGCATTTTCAAAAGTCCAACTTTCTATTGTGTTTCCACAACCATCAAGCATAATTAAAGTTGCTTCTTTTTTATACTTGGCATCAATTGAATAATCGTAATTTCCAACTTTTGGGTTATAAAAAGGTTGAATCCAATTTGTCCAAATAGGATTCATTTTGCACTTAGTATCATATAAAACAATGTTAATTGGTTTCCATTCAGGTTTAACTGGAAACGATATAGTTTCATTCAAATGTTCAAAAGATTGTGATTTAAAGCTTAGAGTTGGTCTGGCTCCTTTATTTGGTAAAAGAGCATTAACACTATCTCCAATAATTCCATTAATAGAAAATAACCAACGAAACTTTCTTTTGAAAGTTGCATTACTTAAAGTTCCTAAACCCATTAATTTTGCCATATATTTATATAGTATTTTAAATAAAAAAAAGCTTGCATTAATAATGCAAGCTTTTATCATAATTTAAAATACATGCTATACTAATGCTTTTGCTTAAACAGTTTCAAAAGGATTACTATTATTTTGCAAAACATCACCTGGTGCACCTTCCATTGGAGAGGGAGCACAACCAGCACAGAATACTCTGAAATCTTTAGCACATGCACTATTAGACTTATATACAAAATTTCTATATCTTAGAGTAAGATCAATTGTACATTCGTCATTTGAAGAATAATCTAATTCTCCAAAATTTATTTGAGTAGGCCAGCAACTAAGATATCTAAATTCATCAATTGCATTTCCGCAACCATCAAGCATTGTTAATACGCCTTCATCAGCAGTATAACCACCTGTTGTATTTTGTTTTGAAGATTGAGTTAAGCCTTCAGGATCAGTAAAATTGTATACTGTTGCCAACCAAGTAAATAAACTTGCTACAACATTTCCACCTTGCCCACTTGCTATATCATAATAAGTTACTTGAGTAGTATCAGGAGTTCCTTTGCCAGGAATCCACATTTTTCCATTTAAATAATTGATTTCTGTTTCTTCAATAGTTAAGCTAGGTCTGTTAGCAGCCTTAACAAAAGAAGGGGCAATTTTGGAAGTTTTTATACCACAAACTCCTCGGAATTCCATAGTCCAACGGAATTTTCTTTTAAAAATATTATCTGCTTGACCCAGTAATCCTAAACCCATTAATTGTGCCATTTTTTCTCCTTATCTTAAATTTTTAAATTAAATAGTACCAGTTCTTTGTATTGTAAATTCAATAAATATGAATTCTACTGCTTTGGTTGGAATTACGCCAATTTTTGCTCTTAATTCATTTCTATCAATAACATCAGCGGTATTTAGCCTTCCATCACATTCAACTGTATAGGCAGTTAATCCTCTTTGTACTAACACAGAATCTAGTGTTTGTTTTGCCAATGAAACAAATTGACTTCTTGTTGATGCATCATTGGGTTCAAACAATAATGATTTTGCATTATTTTTAATTTGTCTTTCAATATAAAACATCATTCTGCGAACATTTACTCGATCAAGAGCAGTTGGTCGTCTTTGTAATGTTTTTTGCCCAAATATTACAAAACCATTAGTGTCAGCAAATGTAACAATAGGATTTATAGCATTTCCATTACCATACATTAAATCTCTTTCTGCTAAACTTGGTCTACTGTAAACATCTAAAACATTTGTTAAAATACCTCTGTTAACACCAGCAGGAGCAAACCATGGACCAGAATTAGCATCGCTTTGTGCATAAGCACCACAAACAGAACCACTTGGTGGAACCCAAACATTAATTCCATTGTCTGTATCATTAATCATTAACCAAGGCCAGTATAAAGCTGCGAAGTCAGTATTTAATGGGAAGCTATTTAGTGGATGAACACCATTTGCCCATTGAATAATTTCACGGACAGTTAGGCCAAAAGGAGGGTCAATTATTGCAAAAGCATCTCCACGCTCTGTACACATATCAATCAACGCTTTTACAACTCTAGTTGAAGAATGTCCAGGCACTGCTACAACATCAATTGTTATTTGATCTGGTTCGCTTAAAGCCCATAGACCAGTGTAGGATACACGATTTCCAATTAAAATTGAATCTTGATCATCTGGATCAGGTGGGATACCATCAGTACCGCCCTTTAAAGTAGATCCATTTGGACCATTATTAGCGGGAGGAGCAGCGACAAGTGTGTTATCAATAGCTCTTATATAATCACTTACTAGATTTAAATAAGTTTCAACATAATAACGACTGCCAGGATTCTTTGATAATTGACCCCAAGCTTCTACTTGAAATCCTTTGTTGAAAACTAAAAGATTAAAATTACCAGTCTCAGGATCATTTTCAATAAGAACTGTAGTATCGTTGCCATCAATACCAGGTGAATCAGCTGTAATGGTCATGCTAATTTCAGGCACAACAGGGATGACAAGATTATTGATGTTTGCACTGTTAAATCCAAAACTAACATTAGAATAAGAAAAACCAGATACTATTCCTAGCGTATCAACATTAATATCTGAACTACTTCCAGTAGGAGAAACGCCCATTTCGGTGATTCCAGTAAATCCAAATACAACTGATGCAGTTGGATTTGTTTTTACTAAAATTTTTGCATCTCTACCAGTATGAAGAGTTTCGAATGCTAATTTACCTCCAACATTTTTTGCATAAAAACCACCTGGCAAGTTAGAAATTTCAATATTTATTGCAAGTAAAATATTACTAATATTTTGACTAGAGCCTTCTAGGGAAGCTAAAGATATAACTTGAATTACTCCATCTATATTTGAATTATCAGTTCCATCTATAACTACTTCTAAACTTTGACCAGTAAGGCCAGTAAAGTCAAAATTGCCATTTCCTTGATAGGAATCTGAAGTTGGATACTTGGAATAAGTACCCATGCTTTCGGCTGGCAGCATCCCAGTTCCAAGTCCTACTTCGCTATTTTCACCATATAGTGAATTTAAAACAGAAACAAATTCAATAGAAGAATTGTTTCCATATGCCCAAGTTGATCTTAAACCAATGGTATTATTAACACTAGTAGCACTGGTTATATTAAGGGATGTTTCATTGTAAATAAAGAATTCTATACCATCGACATCTGTAATTAATTGATCATTTAGCAAGGTTACCATCTCAGCAGTAGTATAAATGCCAGCTGGTACAACAAGAATTTTAGAAGCTAAAACTCCATTTAGTTTCCATCTAAAGAATGTATCTTTAGAAATAGTATAAGTATTATCGGGTCCAATTTGATTTGAATGAATTGTTATTCTTTCGCCAGCAGCAATTAAATCAACGGTTGCGGTTGTAGCAGCATAATTATTAACAGTGCTAGTTTCAGCGACTCTCAATATATAGCAAGCTTGTGAAGTTCTAAGATATTGTGAAGCAGCATAAAGAAGATAAGGATCGCCAGTATCAGGGTGAGGATATCCAAAAATTTTGTTTAATTCAACTTGGTTACTAATAAGCACAGGTAAATTTACTGGCCCTTTAGATGCAAATCCAATAAAAGCTCCAGTAGTTCCGCTTTGAAGAACATTCCCATAAAAGCTTAAATCTCTTTCAGCAATTCTTACTGAAGGACTAATAGTATTTGAAGGTGGAAAGCCTTTTAATAATGCCATGATTTTTCTCCCTTTTTTCTTATACGGTTCGTTTAGTAATTAATCCTGCTTCAACAGCACGATCTATATATTCAGTTGCTCTTTCATCTTGTAATAAAAAAATATTATTTTTTTTACCAATACCTGGAATATTTAAGCAAGTAAATGAATTTGGTATTTTTGTAGACTTAACTACAATTTGCACTGGGTATTTTTTTTTGTTTACAAGTTCAATCATTTATTTAGTTCCTTAACTGAATCTTCTATTCTTCCGATTACTTGTGTAATTTCTTCTTCGCTCAACCCATTTACAAATTCTGTTCTTGTTTCCAAAACAGTTTTTTTTCTTACAAGGGGCTGTGCTATATAAGTTTCAGCAGTTAAAGAGATCTCATATTTTATCACTCTTAATGCACTATCACCAGGCTCTTGGCTTAGGTTATTTGCAATCGAGTCAAGCTTTACTGGAATCTCCCAATTTATACCTCGTACAGTTATATATGACATAGGTGAAAATTTTAAAAAAATTTGTTCTAAAATTTGATTAATATCTTCAACATACAAAGTCCATATTCCTAATGTGTAAGAAATATCAATTGGTATTCCTCTTGAAACTCCAAATATTGTATCTCTATTATATTTTTCAGAACCATAAAAACTTGGTTTGCCTTTTACATCTCTCAGATAGTTTATTGCTGCGTGATAAGTGTAACGATTTTGATTAAAAGAATATCCGCTACTGTTTATTGACATCATTGGAATTTTAATTCTATCAACTACTAATGTATCGTCTTTTCTTGCATTTTCTTGGAGCATAAAAGCAACGGCTCTTTCTTGTGTACCCCAAATAATAGGAATTGGATGTGCCTTGCCAGATTCATCTATAACAACAATATTTTTAAATAATCCCATTACAGCTTCATCTGTTCCACGCAAAGATTTTGCATATCTAAAAACCGTGTCACGAACTGGAGTTTCTAAATCATTTATAATTTTTCCACTTTGAACTGGATCACAATTATTTTCTTTTCCTAAATTTGTTTTTGTGTTTTCTGAATCAGAAAACCAACTTTCTTTAGCTCCTTCTACATTATTTTGGTTTAAAGGATCTATATTACAGTAGCCAGGAGGTGGATCAATATTATTGTTTTGTCCTAAAGGACTTTTGCAATTTATATTGTTTAATGCTTCTTCTGATGAATTAATTTGCGGACCAAAATTTTTCATTTTAAAAACCTTTTAAATATTTATTATAACATAATAAATAAATTATGATTATTTTTAAAGAATGGTTAAAATTAAGAGAATATGCTTTTCATAATTATTTCGGACCAGTTACAGGAACTGGAGTAAACGATGAACTTTTTTCAAAAGCAGGAGTGCGTTCTAAATATATTGGACCAGCAGATACAGTCAGTTATAATGGAATAGAAAATACTCCTGAGTGTTTGTATTTAAAAAAACATTGTCCCAATAAAAATAAAAGGAAATAATGGCATCACTAGGATTTTTAATTGAAAGACTGTCTAAGTCTACAGATTCAAACAAAGAAGAAAAAATAAAAGAAATAATATCTTTTGGTAAAAATATTCGTGATGATTTTTGGGATGATTTTATTTTATTATTAAATGATCCTGATGGATTGTCTGCATTATTAGGAGTATCAGAAGATGAAATTGTAACATGGCATAGTAAAATTAAAAAATATTTAAATGATAAAGATGATGAATTAGAGATATATAAAAAAAGAAGAAAAATTTTAAAAAATTGAAAGGAACAAATGAAAAAGTTTAATTCTTGGCTAAATGAAAGTAAAATTGAGGAAAAAAATATTATTAAAGAAGATATTGGTCTTAATGTTCCTTCTTCTGTTGCAAATGTAAGTAGACTTGGATTAGGAAAAAATCCTTATAATAAATTTAAAAGATCTATTGAAGATTTAAAAGAGAAGCATGTTAAAGATTCTAAAAGCACAACATCTTCTGCATCTTATAATAGATCAATGCTTATTAATAGTATAAGTTTACTTCATTATGATGATATCAATGATTTTATGAAGGATTGGAATTATGTTAAAAATCATATAATTGAAAAAGAAGAAGTGACAATAGATAATCCTACAAGTTTAGATAATTCTGGCGAAGAAAATTTAAATGTTGATAGAAAATAAAAGGAGAATACTTTTTTAACTAATGAATAATAATAAAGAAAATAATATTAGCAGCAAAAGGTCTTCTCTTTCAAAAGAAGATATGCAAGAAAAAATTAAAAATGCTATGCAAAATTATAAAAGTATAGGTTTTAGTACTTACGACAATCTAAAGAATCAATTTGGCATTAAAGAGAATTCATTAGTTGAAAAAGCTCATGCTGCTAGCAATGAGTTTTTACAGAAAAATAATTTTCAAATAAGGAATTCTATAGTTAGAAGTAACTTAGATAAAGACACTGTAAATTTTGAAAAACTTTTGATTAATATTAATGAATTTATAAATGGCGATAAAAATGTTTACTTGACATTTGGTGGCGTAGGTGACTTATTGTTGCTTCTTGCTGTTTGTTATGATAATGAAAAAGCAAATGTAGTTTTTATGGCAAACGAAGAATCAAATAAATTTGCTACAAAATTTTTGGATTTTTTTAATTTAAAATATATTATTTGTAAAAATTTAATGGGAACAAAACATTGTAGTACACTTTATAAAAAAATTACTAATCATTCTAATTTTACATTATCTGCACATTTAGCAGATAAATGTAATTATGAAGATTGGAAGAACAGTAATGTTAAATATAAAAATAGATTGGTATTTGGAACAAACTGGCCTGATTTAATAGGAATCAAAAAGAGAGAAAAAAAATACATTGTAATATGTCCATCAGGATCTCATAAGTCTGAATCAAGACAAAGATATTTAAACATTCAAGAATATCAAACTATTGTAAAAATGTATTTGGAAAAAGGATACGAAGTAATCACTGCAAGTTGTAAAAATGATTTTGAAAAATTTGGACTTTACCCTGATAAAAATTGTTATTGGCTTACTGATTCTGAGCTTATTAATTATAGGGGTTTAAGTCAGCAAATTGATTTCAAAACTTTTTTGCAAATAATAATTTCTTGTGATGAAGCAGTTTCAACAGATACATGGATAAAAACATTCATGTTATTATGTGGTAAATCAGCACATGTTATAAAAACTAGATTTAATTCTAAGTATCAAGATATAGGGAAGGAATGTTGCGATCATATATTTTTAAATACAGACTTTTGGCCAAAATTAAAAATACATACTTATGAAGATTTTATTGAATATATTAAATCCTTGCCGAGTGAATTATAAATTATCATTTTTAGCAACTAAATTTTTAGTAATGACACATGTATTTTTTGCTTCTACTAAATGTAATAGTTCATCATATAAGTAAGATTTTGCTAACTCTACTGCTTCATTTTTAGTAACAAGCTCATCTGGATTATATAAAAAATTAGTATTGTCTTTGTAAAGAACAAGCATTTTATTTGCTGAATAAGGACCACCTGTAAAAATTAATTTTCTAATGCTTACAGATTCCAATTTTCCTTTTTTTGCTTTGTAACTTAGCCAAGCAATGTCACCGACATTAAATTTGTGAAATATACTAATTCTTTTAAAGTAACCAGTACATAGACCAAATTTTATTTTTCCACTGCCGATATAATTGTAGTTCATATATTATTTATTTTATAAATTTTTTTTTTAAATCATTTTCATTAAATATCTTTGTTGTTTTTTCATTTGTTGCTTGGTATTTAGTTTTATTTTTAAAATTAAATATATCTACTACAGTCCAATCATGTAATTTATTATCAAGACATAATTCTCCTTTGGAAAATTTATTTTTTGCTAAAGTTACTGATTCTAGCTGATTT